TCGTCAATTCTATCCTACGGACGACACCAGATTCGTTGACTGGCCAAACTACCAGTACGCCTATCCGTGGAAGATCTGGCTCAAGGATAATGAACTTGCGGTGTGGCCCCCGGTCAGTATCAAGGCCGGTACCACGTCGCTCGATGTAACGCAGATTTTACCCGGCCCGTGGGAGAGCGATCCCGGCCCGCCCTGGACGTTTTTCGAGCTAAGCCGGGCCTCTAACCTGGCACTCGGCGGCAACTCATCCACTCCCCAGCGGTCCACGGTCATCCAAGGTACGTTCGGGTTTGACTATAACTTCGACCAGATGACCACGCTGGCAGTAGCTCTCAGCGATACTACTGGCACTACGGTTCAGGTGGCAGACGGCAGCCGGGTTACTACCGGGGCAATGCTTGTGGTCGGCACGGAGCGCATGCTCGTGCAGAACGACTCAATGATCGACACGGGTGTCACACTGGCTGCGGGCTCGACGTCAGCCAACGTTAACGACAACACGATTACCGCATCCGGGGGCTCACTGTTCGTCGATGAGATCATCATCATTGACTCCGAGCGTATGCTCGTCGTCGACACCCTGATTGCAGGCGGCGGCTACGTCGTGAAGCGCGGATGGGACGGGTCGATTCCTGCTGCTCATACGTCGGGGACTCATATTGGAGCGGCCAGGCAGCTTACGGTACAGCGGGGGGCACTAGGAACGACCGCAGCTACTCATCTAATCAACGTGCCTGTCAGCCGGATCCGGGTTCCGTCGGCTATCAACTCGGTGGCCATCGGTCTTTCCGAAGCTCAGCTCACAGGCGAGGCCAGTGCGTACGCGGGCCAGCCGCCAGGTCCCGAGGGAGCCCATCCGAGCCGGGCCGGAGAGACCCCGCTGCATCATCTAATTCACAAGGCGTGTGCGAAGTATCGCCGTAACGCAAGGATTTACGCGATATGAGCGACGTCGAGCCGAGGCCGATTCCGCAGACCTGCCAGAACGCTACCTGCCGTGCTCAGGCCCTGAGAAAACACTGCCCCGGCAACCCGTACTGCCCGTGGCGGGTATGCGATATTTGCAATACCATCAGCAGCTTCGTCCGCTCCAGAAGCAAGGCTGGCTGGGTTCCGGTCACAAGCATCGGAAACCCTGCGGCCGGGACGGCAGGCGTCTGATGCCCGGGTTTAGTATCGAGTTCGAAGAGGACCTGATTGGTCCTATGTTTGACGGTACTGGGTTTACGGCCATTGAAGCCTACTGCGACGAGGTAAGGCACACTGAAGCCGACCAGATCGAGCGCATGATCAAGTTCCATCTGGCCATAGTGCTCAAGCAAGACCACGGCGTGTATATCGGTGCGATTCATCAAGAGGCGTCTGGCGACGAAATCACCGTCACCGACCGCTGGATCGTCTACGGCCCCTGGTTGGAAGGCGTGGGCACGCGTGTTGGTCCGAGGGGGTCCGGCCACTGGCCGCTGACTCGGTTTCCTGGGTATCACACCTTCCGTATCGTGTTTCAGGAGTACGATCGGATCGCCCTGGAGCGCGCGGAAGAAATGCTGCCGCCATACATTGCGATTTTGCAAGGGACAGCGTGATGCCAACGGCACCCAACTTCACCGAGCAGGTCATCGTGGATATTCTGTCCACGGTAGAAAGCCTGGTTGCCCAGACTGGCCGGTTCGAAATAGTCAAGAAGAACGAGCCGGTTTCCGCTCCTACGACGGGCCTGATGGCTGCGATCTGGATTGACTCGATCGTACCGCTCCGGCGCAGCGGTATCAACGCCACGAGCATTTCTTTCAATCTACGGATTCGCGCGTACATGCCCTTCCGGGCTCAGCCGTACGACATCATCGACGTTGAGGTACTATCGGGTATTTCCGAAGTCATGGCCGCTCTGACCGGCGACCTGGACTTTTCCCAGAATGAAACGATCAACGACTCGATCCGGTGCATTGATATTCTCGGGGGCGAGGGCTCTGGGGAGAAACTAGACGCCCGCGCGGGGTACTTGGAGCTGGACCGGAAGATCTACCGGATCATGACCATTCGGTGTCCGGTTGTCGTCAACGACGCGTTCCAGCAGGCGGTGTGACATGATCCATTGGTTTGCGCACATAATGGGCTGGGACTCGGTGACCGACCCTCAGTACGCTTTCTCGTCCGGGAGCGGCTGGGTCGTTATCATGTTTGTCGTCACGTGGATTACCTGGTGGTGGCGCACATCTTGCAAGTTCTCACCGCTGTGCTTGCGGCACGGTGCGCACGACTGGACGGACCCAGAGCAGGGCACGACGCATAAGCTGTGCCACGTTCATCACCCGAAGGTCCGGGCTATGCACGTCCGGGACCGGATTAGATACTTGCAGCAAGAGCATCACGTGTACCTAGGCGATAAGCCGGGAAGGGGCTAATCATGGCTAAGCAAGCCGGTCTCGGCGCGAACTTCTACGTCGCCGGGTTCGATATCTCGGGCGACACCAACGACCTGAACAACATCCGGGGCGGTCCCAAGACTGGGGATGCTACCGACATCACGCAGTTTGCCCATGCGCGGTTCGGCTTGCAGCGCGACGGCGAAGGCAATGTCAAGGTGTACTTTGATCCGGTAGCGGGAGCTGCGCATGCGGCGCTGGCCACGCTCCCCACGTCGGACGTCATCATTACCGGCATGATGCCGCCACTCCTGGCCGGATCGCCGTGCTTCTCGCAGAACAGCAAGCAGATCGACTACAACTGGAAGCGCGAGAAGGACGGCATGCTCATTGGTGACGTCCATTTCGATAGCCAGGGCTTCGGTCTCGAGTGGGGAATCGCCCTTACTGCCGGGAAGAGGACCGATTCGGTCGCCACGATCGGTCCGGCCTTCGACAACGGAGCCGCCTCTCCCGGCTTCGGCGCTCAGGCATACGTCCAGCTGATTTCGTTCACGGGAACGTCGGTCACCATCGACATCCAGTCCGCCACGACCAGCGGTGGCGCTTACTCGACCACGGGCCTGACCACGGCGGCGCTCTCGGCCCCGCAAGCCGTCCGCCTGACGACGGCCAGCGCGATCAATGAGTTCCTGAAGGTAGTCACGACCGGCACGTTCAGCAATGCGGTGTTCGCGGTGCAGTTCTCGATGAACCCAGTGGCGGTGGTGTTCTAGAATGGCTACGTCTTTCCTAGTCCAGGATGCGAACGGCGCAGGCCACGTCGAGCCGGTCGGTCCCGTCCAGGCATACACGACCCACGAAATCGTGCGGCCCCTGCGGATAGCGAGCTGCCAAGAGGCCGAGTGCGATTATTGGGAAACGGGCCTGACCCTGCTAATCGACACGCGCATACAGGGCGGGCCGGAGCGCCTGATCTACCTCAGGGACCAGTCGGGACGGCGTATCTCCGGGGTCCAGGTCGAAGAAGGCGTCTGGAAAATTTTCGTTTACCCGCACCAATCGTGCTTTCGCAAGCACAGACTTCCTGTCCGCGACGAATCGTACGTTCGCCGGATGGGAGATTGGCGAGGCAACCCCGACCCGGGGAGCCGGTACAAGTTCAAGGGGCCGGACGACTGGGTTGACAGCTTCGCAAACAACCTGGATCAGGCCGCGACGAGATTCGAAAGGGGCTGAGAAGCCATGCCAAAGTCTACCGGTCTCGCCTGGACCACACTCCAGGTCGCAGACGCCACTGGAACCCTCCGGGACCTTCGCAACGACATGACCAACATCCAGTGGGGAACTCCCCGCGCGGTCCAGGAGGTGACCGGCCTGGACAAGTCCGCGATCGAGCGCCTGCTCCTGCTCGCGGACTTCACCTGCCAGTTCGATGGCGTGTTCAACCCGTCGGCCAGCCAGGAGCACGCCGTGTTCAGCACGGTCCCGTCTACGAGCGTCAGCCGGGCGGTGAACATCACGACCAACGGCAAGAACCTAAACCTGACGGGCGTCCTGTTCACCGACTACAAGATCAACCGTCCCATCGCCGGTGAACTGACGTGGCAGGCCCCCGGCGTCCTCGCGGACGGCAACGTTCCCACCTGGTCCTAACAGAAGGAGGAGTACCGTGGGATTTACCCCAGAGGCCACCACCATCAGGCTCAACTTCCAGGGCGGCACCCTGGAGGGCCTGGAAGTGGTGACCAAGTCCGTCACGGTCAAGGAATACAACCGAATACTCGGCGCGGGTGGCTCCATGTCCATGCTCGAATCGAACGAACTGGTCCTGGAGAAGTTTCTGGTCGCGCTAGTTTCTTGGAACCTGGAGATTCCCGCAGGCCGCCCGGTCCCCAAGACCAGGTCGGGCTGCGACCGGATCGACTCGCCCGTCCTGGCTGAAATCCTTGCGGCCTGGATGGTGGGCCTGACTTCGGTCCCTACGAGGTCGCCGACGCGATCGAAGAATGGCAGTCGGCCAGATCGTTCGGCGGAGTTGACCCTGGGTCTGGACGAACTGTCGGAGAGCCCTGGGAGCTAGCCGAGGCCAGGTTCATCCTGCTGTTGTGTGAGAAGTTTCACGCCACGCCTTCTC